ATATGCCGTATTAAAGGATTTATTTTCTTCTCTCGAAGTTTCCCAATGTATTATATACTGCAATCGCATTCAACATGTACATGAATTATATGAGGCCATGCGTGAAGACCAATTTCCAGTGTGTTGCATTCACGGAAACATGGAGAAAACGGAGAGAAATGCCTCTTTTCAAGATTTCGCCACTGGAAAATACCGTGTATTAATATCTTCCGACATTACAGCACGTGGAATAGATATACAACAAGTAAGTATCATTATCAATTTTGACATTCCGAGAGATGTGCATACGTATTTACATCGTATTGGTAGAAGTGGTAGATGGGGTAGAAAAGGAATAGGCATTAATTTTGTGACAAGATATGACATACGTAACATGAAAGAGATTGAACATTATTATAACACACAAATAATGGAATTGCCAGAGAATTTTACCCATTTGTTATAAACATGCGTTATGAAAATCATTATATTTTAAAATCTCAATATAATGATGGAAGAAACAGAACTTAGAACCAAAATCAAGACGCATTTTCAATCACCCATGTATTATTTATTAGACGACGATAAAATAGAAGTCAGTCCATCTATTCAAAAAGATTTGGAATGGGTTGAAACAGTGGACCCATCTCTTTCTCCGGTTGTCGCTTTTTGTTATAATACACAATCCGATAATCCCTTTTCTACTATTATTGCAGCGGAAAAAATGTCGTCACATTACACTACAAATGTGGATTTTTTGCGCGATAATCAACGTCTTTTGCAAACCTATATATCTGAAACAGAACCAGTGTCTTATACACCTATATTAGCAACCTGTCGTGAATGGAAAGGTGGAATTGGTTTCAAAGAAAAGTATGGATATATTGATTGGTCTTGGTTAGAATGGCTCAATCAATCGCCCTTTTTTCTTCAATGTAGTAGTGTTTTCAATTTATTTTCACCCGTTCTCTCGTTGTTGGTTCCCATTCTTATTTTGATATTACCCTTTTTTATTCTCCAATTAAAAGGTATCCAAATAACCACACATGAATATATAACCGTATTTAAACATGTGGCTTCTACGAATGCAATTGGCAAATTATTCACCACCAAATTTTCGGCGATTAGTCCACAAGAAGTGACCTATTTATGTGTCTCTGTATTTTTATATTTATTTTCTATTTATCAAAACATCACGATTTGTGTGAAATTTCATGATAATTTGCGCAATATTGTGGAACATTTTCGTGTATTATATACCTATGTTGATAAGACCCTTGGACGAATGCAACATTATATTAAGTATTCAAGCAAGTTGAAACATTCGGCACATCAATCGTTTGTCAATGTGTTGCAGTCACGATATACAGCATTGAATGAATTGCGCACACGTTTGGAACCTATAGTTAAACGTCCTCATATATACCAGTATGCTACTTTCCGTGATATGGGGAAATTATTTTCATTGTTTTATGAATTACATGTGAGCGACGAATTTGATGCAATGCTGTATTATTCGTTTGGGTTTCATGGATATGTAGATTGTTTGGAGGGATTACAACAAAATGTGCGAGAAAATAAAATGCATTTTGCGACATTGTTGAAGAAAAAAACCAAGAAAAATCGAATGACAGGGGCTTATTATGCTTGTTTAAAAGACCAATCTCCTGTTTGCAACACCATTGATTTCAAGCATACTACACTTCTTACTGGTCCCAATGCATCTGGTAAAACGACAATATTGAAATCGGCACTTATCAATGTATTGATGACACAGCAATATGGATGTGGGTTTTACGAGACGGCACAGATGGCTCCTTTTCGTTATTTACATTGTTACCTTAATATACCGGATACCTCTGGACGCGATAGTTTATTTCAAGCGGAAGCACGAAAATGCAAAGAAATTATCGATACGGTTCGTACGTATCCAAACGATTCGCATTTTTGTGTATTGGATGAAATTTATTCGGGCACCAATCCAGAAGAGGCGGAAATGAGTGCGGTTTCATTCGTGCAATATTTACATCATTTCAAAAAGGTGAGTATATTATTGACGACACATTTTGTGAAGGTTTGCAAAAAATTGGACAGTATTAAAGGAATTCAAAATCAGAAAATGGTTTGCTCTTCATCAGATAAATCTTGGAAATATACCTATCAAATGGCGCGCGGAATATCGGAAATAAAGGGGGGAGTTCAAATATTAGCACAAATGGAATATCCAAAGGAAATCATGAAAAAAGTAACAAATTATACTAGTGAATGATTTCCATTAATGGGATGTCAAAAGATGGGTATGAAGTGTTTTTTATATTTTAAATATTTACCTTTTAATCGTTTATAGATGGAAAAAGAATGCAGTTTGTATGACAACGCGGTTAAGCAATGGCATGATAAGTATTTCCAATTTATTTTGGATCATATTGATAAACCTTGGAATTGGAGTGAATTGAGTATGAATCCTAATATCACGTGGGATATTGTTCAGAGGAACTCGCCAAAGAAATGGATTTTTGATTGGTATGTTCAGACCAAGGACATAGGCCCCCGTTGGAATTGGCATGGATTGAGTCAAAACACAAGTATCGCAACTAGTGACATTGTTCAAAATAATCTTGATAAACCTTGGAATTGGTGTGTATTAAGTGATAATCCAAATGTTGTCACTTGGGACTTTGTGCAGAAGCATCCTAACATACATTGGGATTGGTATAATTTGAGTAAAAACCCAAATATCACTTTGGATATTGTGAAGAAATACCCCGATAACCCTTGGGATTGGCGTGGATTAGTTCGTAACCCCAGCATTGCAAAATGGGACATTGTACAACAACATCCAGATATACCTTGGGAATGGGCTTCATTTTCTTTCAATTGTTCTGTTGATTTTTTTCAGAATAATCCAGACAAAGAAAAGTGGTATTGGTATGGACTAAGTTTTAATCCCAACATCACATGGGAAATTGTGGAAAATCATATTGATAAACCATGGGATTGGAAGGAATTAAGTTTAAATCCGAATATTACTTTCGACATTGTTGAGAAACATTCGGATAAACCATGGGATTGGAATAGATTAAGTTGCAATCCCAGCGTTGCAACATGGGATATCGTGCAGAAACATCCTGATAAACCTTGGAATTGGGTTACATTAAGTCGTAATCCAAATATCACTTGGGATATTGTGGAAAAAAATATGGATAAACCTTGGTGTTGGGTTGGATTAAGCTACAATAAAAGTGTAGCAACAGGTGAAGTTGTGCCAAATCATCTTGATAAACCTTGGAATTGGATTGAATTAAGTGGTAATCACAACATTACTTGGGAATTTGTGAAAAAAAACATTGATAAACCATGGGATTGGTTTCAGTTATCACGGAACCCCATGACAAAGGGTCGTGAAAAATACATACAAGAACAAATGTCAAAAGCATGTTGAGTAACGAATAATTAGGAATAAGGGGGGGGAGAAACATCTAGATATGCCTTGGGATTGGTATAATTTATGTTGTAACAATATGTCAAAGAACGGTTAACATCCACGTGGTCATATAGTGTATATGTAATAAAAATGAATATTTTTTATTACAATGTCACTTTAAATTGAAATGGAAAAATGCAAAATATATGATGAAGTGGTAAAACAATGGCATGATGATTATTTCCAATTTATTTTGGACCATCCTAATAACAATTGGAATTGGGAGGGTTTGTGTCAAAATCCGAATATCCGTTGGGACATGGTGGAGAAATATCCTGAGATGCCTTGGGATTGGATATTCTTAAGTAAAAATCCTAACATTACATGGGATATTGTGAAAAAAAATCCAGATAAACCTTGGTCTTGGTATGCATTAAGTTCCAATCCCAAGGTTGCTACTTGGGATATTGTTCAGAAACATTCTGAGAAACCATGGGATTGGAATGGATTATGTCATAATCCCAACATATCTTATGCCATAGTGAAGAAATATTGCGATAACATTAGGTGTTTGTATGGATGGTGTTGGTATGGATTAAGTTGCAACCCTAATATTACCTGGGATATAATACAGAATGAACCGGATAATCCTTGGGATTGGAATACACTGAGTTATCATCCAAACGTCACTTGGGATATCATACAGAAATATCCAGATAACCATTGGAATATGTATGGAATAAGCAGTAATCCTAATATCACTGGCGAAATCGTGCAGAAACATCCTGAAAAACGCTGGAACTGGTATGCATTAAGTATAAATCCTTGTGTTGCTACTTGGGATTTTGTACAAAAATATCCGGATAACCCTTGGGATTGGATAGGATTGAGTCAAAATCCATTGATCACTTGGGAGATTGTGCAGAATCACCCTGAAAAACCATGGAATTTCTATGGATTGAGTTCCAATTCAACCATCACTTGGGAGATTGTGGAGAGCCATCCTGAGATAAAATGGGACTGGCAAAAATTATCTTGTAACGACATGTCAAGTGGTCGTGAAAAGTATATACATGAGCAATTAGGTATAAAATATCAAAAATGGTTTGTCAAAAGTGACTTGAAACGTGAATTGATGGAAAATCGTTGGCATCCACGTAACATGGATAAATGGTCAGGATGGGGATATAATATAGATTGCTAAACCAAAACCAAAAACCAAAAAAAATGAGATTTTTTGACCATTTTTCATTAAGTCGCCTCTTGGTAACCAACATACAATCATGATATGCCCTTACGTTATTGAACATTATACGGTTCAAAATAAACAGACAATTGTTACCTATGGTATTTGTTCTGCGGAAACAAAAGGGGTGGATATATTCGTTGATTGTATTCTTCAGTTTTTGGATGAAGACATTAAATATATACACACGAAAGAAGATATGGAAAGATACTTCATCTTTGATGGCATGTGTAATAATCGTGCTTTCACAAAAACATGGAAAGCAACGTTGTTTGTAAATAATCAATGGCAAAATGTATATATTCATCCTGATAATGTGTTCGAAGAAATATATAAAATGCGCAAGGAAAAAGAAGAATTATTCTATTGTCAATTACATACTATCATGTTATATTTGTTTGTCATTGGCTATATTGCACATATCCTGTATAATTGCATGAAATCAGTATTGTAAACCCATAGCCCCTAGCCCATTGACAACAAAACCAAACCAAACAACCAAACCAAAAAAAATGAGATTTTTTTTTGCAAATTGGAAACTACGTGCCAAAAGCACATACATCACCTGAAAATGAAAACGAACATGCAAAAGTGCGATATATACGACGAAGTGGTCAAAGAATGGCACAATCATTATTTCCAATATATCTTAGACCATCCAGAGTTACCTTGGTTTTGGTACGGATTAAGTTATAATCCGAACATTACCTGGGAGATTGTG